TGAAGAGAATAGAAGGGTGCGTATAGGCGTAAGCTCAGAAACACCAGTTGAAAGGTCTTTTGGAAAAGAGGTACTTTCACATAATGCTGAAGATATAGATATGTCATTTATGACTTCAGGCACAGCTCCACTTTTGGATTCACATGATATGGAACGCCAAATAGGAGTTATAGAAGAATTTAAACTTGATGAGACTGCTAAAAGGACAATAGCAGTAGTTAGATTTGGTAAATCTGCTTTAGCTCAAGAAGTTTACCAAGATGTACTTGATGGAATAAAAAGAAACATATCTGTTGGGTACTCTATAACTAAAATGGAACGAGCTACTAACGATATTATTGGAGATCATTACAGAGCTTCTTGGAAAGCTCTTGAAGCTAGTATTGTTGCAATTCCAGCAGACCAAGATTTTCAAAAGGTCGGAGTTGGTCGTTCTAAAGATAAACAAAAAACACAAACAACAAAGGTGAAAATAATGGAAAACGAAAAACAAGAAATTAATCTTGATGAAGTTAGATCACAAACTGTTGCTGAAGCTAAAGCTGAATTTAAAAGAAATTCTAAAGAAATTATAGACTTAGCTGTTAAGCACAACAAAAGAGATCTAGCTGATAAAGCAATCGGTGATGGCATTTCTGTTGAAGAATTTAGAGGTGTATTATTAGAAAATATTTCTAACGACACTCCTTTAGAAACTCCTTCAGAAATTGGTATGACTAAAGAAGAAGTAAGAGAGTTCTCATTAGTGAGAGCAATCAATGCTTTAGCAAACCCAACAGATAGAAGAGCTCAAGAAGCTGCTGCATTTGAATTTGAATGTTCAAACGAAGCTGCAAGAATACAAGGCAAATCTGCTCAAGGTATTATGATGCCAGCAGATTTATTAAGATCTTGGGGACAAAGAGACTTAAATACTTCTGATGATGCAACTCTAATCGCTCAAGATTACAGAGGTGGAGACTTCATAGACGTATTAAGAAACAAATCTTCAGTAATGAACGCTGGAGCTACTATGCTTAGAGGATTACAAGGAAATGTTGTAATACCTAAGAAAACTGCTGCTTCTGCTGCTGCTTGGATAGCAACTGAAGGCGGAAATAGTGGTGAGAGTGAGTTTACAGTTGGTTCAGTAACAATGTCTCCAAAAGTAATTGGTGGACATACTGAAATGACTAGACTTATGCTTCAACAGTCAAGTTTAGATGTTGAAAACCTAGTAAGAAATGACTTATCTGAAGCTATTGCTCTTGCAATTGATTTAGGTGCTTTAGCTGGTTCTGGTTCTTCAGGACAGCCTACAGGTATTTCTGCAACTTCAGGTATTAACACAACAACATTTGCTGCTGCAACACCTACTTTTGCTGAATTAGTAGCTATGGAAAGTGCTGTAAGTGCTGATAATGCTTTACAAGGTTCTTTAAAGTATATTGCTAAACCTTCAGATTGGGGAACTCTTAAATCTGTAGATAAGGCTAGTGGCTTTGGTCAAATGATCGTTGGCTCAGATGGTCAAATTAATGGCTATGACGTTGTCAGATCTAACCAAGTTACTGCTGGTGATTACTACTTTGGTAACTTTGCAGACTTATTAATTGGTCTTTATGGATCTCTTGATATTACTGTTGATCCTTATACTCATTCAAAATCTGGAACAATCAGAGTGGTTGCTCTTCAGACTTGCGATGTAGCTGTAAGACATGCAGTAAGTTTCTGTAAATCAAGCGACTAATTAGTTAATGCTTAAATGGAATGGTGGGGGAAACTCCACCATCTTAAATATGAAAAATTACTTAATTTTAAAAGACACTATAGCAGCAGGCAAAAGAGTTTCTGCTGGAGATATAGTTGAACTGGATGTAGATACTGGCAATCAATTAGTTGGTTATTTTAAAGCCGAAGAAACTACAAAAAAATCAAAAACAAAAAAAGCTGACAGAAGTGTTGGTTTAGAAACTTCAGAAGTAAAAGCTCCTAAAACAAGAGCTAAGAAGTAATTATGCCTTTAGAAAGTGCAGCAGATTTTAACTCTTACGTTGACATTAATACTGGTCATGGGGTTACTGCTACATTTTTTGAAGTACAAAACAATCTTTGGGATTCAAGAACATCATTAATTGATACTTGGTTCGATATAGACTCTGGTGCATCTACAAATATCAATATTATTATAGATCAAGAATATTTTAATATTGAAGGTGGTACTGTTCCTGTTGCTGGCTATCAGCCAAGAGCAATTGTTAAATCAAGTGACGTACCTTACATATCCCAATTAGATAGATTAGTTGTCAACGCAATAACAACTAATAAAGGAAGCATATTAAAACCAGAAACTACTTTTCTTGTAAGAACTGTTGAACCTGATAATACAGGTTTTGTTTCACTGGTATTAGAGGAACAATAATGTCTGAATATAGATTAGAGACTGAAGAAGATATGTCTGCTTATCTTGATATTGAATATGGACATGGTGTTTCTGCTGTTTACACAAATACAAGTGGCACTGCTTCAACAATTAATGTCATTTTAAATAATGAATATGTTGAACAAGAAGAAGGAATTGGTGTTGAAGCATTAAAGCCAATAGCCTATTGCAGAACTGTAGATGTTCCTAGTATTGCATTTGGTAATACTTTAAATGTATCTGCAATTAAAGATGTTGATGGAAACATTTTGAAAGCAGCACAAAATTATACTGTTGTTAATATCCAGTCAGATAGAACTGGTTTTTCAGCATTGATGTTGGAGAAAATATAGTGGCAAATCATGTAAGACAACAAGTGCGTGAATATTTTGGTACTACTTTAAACAATTTAACAACAACTGGATCAAGAGTTTATGAGTCCAGGGTTTATCCGTTAGAAACTGTTCCAGCTTTAGTTATTTACACAAAGTCTGAAACATCTGAGCCAATAGTAATTGGCACTGATAGATTAATGAGTAGAGATCTAAGTGTTGTTGTAGAAGGCTATGCAAAAGCTGTAAGCAATTTTGACGACACTATAGACACGATAAGTAAAGAGGTTGAAGAAGCTATTGCTGCTGATAGAACATTAGGTGGATTAGCAAAAGATACTTATCTGGAATCTACTGAAATTGAATTTAACGCGGAAGGTGAGAAACCACTTGGGTATGTCTCAATGACCTTTCTAACTAACTACTATGTCAAGGAAAAAAATCCTGACGTAGCATTATAGAGGAGACAAATTATGAAAATGATTAGTCCAGATGGCAATATTTCTATAGATGCTCATCCGTCAAAGGTTGAGTCATATTTGAATATGGGTTGGAAAGAAGAAGCAGCCCAAACAATTAAATCTTCTTCAAAAAAAACTAAAAACGAGGTAAAAGAAAATGGCGATACATAAAGGAAGTGAAGGTACAGTCCACGTTGGAACTGATGCTGTAGCTGAGATTAGGTCTTATTCTGTTGAAGAGACTGCTGATACTCTTGAAACAACATCTATGGGTGATGCTGCTAGAACTCATTTAGCATCATTAACATCCTTCTCAGGAAGTTTAGATGTGTATTGGGATGAAGCAGATACAGCTCAAATAGCTTTAACTGTTGGATCAAGCGTAACTATTAAGTTCTATCCAGAGGGTACAGCTAGTTCTGCAAAATACTATTCAGGTACAGCTATTGTGACTGGTGTTTCAAGAAGTGCATCATTTGATGGATTGGTTGAAGCTAGTATTTCTGTTCAAGGAACAGGTGCTTTAACACTAGCAACAGCATAGAACTATGAAAATAATAGATAAGGCTAAAGCTCATTTTGATTCATTAGAAATCAAAGAGATTGAGATACCTGAATGGAGTGAAGGAGATGAGGTTCTTAAAGTATATGCAAAGCCATTAACACTTGCAGAAATGTCTAAATTGCAACGATATGCAAAAGATGATGATGTGGCGTTGATGGCTTATTGCTTAATACATAAAGCCTTAGATTCTGATGGTGAAAAAGTATTTGATCTATCAGACAAGAATACGCTTATGAATGGTGTAGATAAAGATGTGCTTGCAAGAGTTGCAACTGAAATCATGTCATCACCAAGCGTAGAAGAACAAGCAAAAAAGTAGTAGAGGATAAGGACTTATTTGCTAAATATTATCTAGCTGAAATGTTGCATTGCACACTTCAGGAACTAGAAGAAAAGATGACCTTATCCGAGTTTACAGGATGGATGGCATATTTAGAGGAAAAAAATAGGCAGATAAAAGATGGCAACTGATTATAAATTAAGAATTAAAGCCCAAGACCAATCTAAAAAAGGTTTTAATTCAGTAAATAAAAATATTAACAGCACTCAATCAGCTATGAAAAAATTAGCTGGTGCTTTTGCTGGTGCTTTTGCTGTTAGACAAATTGTGCAATTTGGAAATGAGTCTTTGCAACTTGCAGATGATATTGGAAAACTTGCTGATTCTGTAAATGTAAGCACAACATTCTTGCAGCAATATCAATTTGCTGCTGAACAATCAGGAATAAGTACAGAGGGATTTACTAAGGCACTTAGATTTTTTGCTAAAGGTGTTGGTGAAGCTACTATGGGTACTGGTTTAGCCAAAAGAGCTTTTGAAGAAATGGGTATTTCTTTGCAAGATGCAGGTGGTAAAACTAAAAAAACAGAAGATTTATTTAAAGAATTTTTTATAAGTTTAGAATCAATACAAGATCCATTAAAAAGAAGCGGTTTATTAGCTCAAGTATTTGGATCAAGAGTTGGTATTCAGATGGCTAATCTTATTAAAAGCGGTACTGTTGCAATGGATGAATTAGCTGCTTCTGCTACTGGAGTTATACCTGAAGAAACTATAAGAGATGCTGAAAGATTTAACGATGCAATGAATCGTTTACAAAGACAGGTTTTAACACCATTAAGAAATGAGCTTATAAATATTGCTACTGCATTTTTAGATGTTGGTGAAGCTATGGGATTAATAAATCCTGATCCTCAAATTAAAAGTCTTGCAGAAATGGAAGATGAATACAAAAAATTACAAAAAAGTATAGTTGTAATGGGTAAAGCCCTTAGAGACAATACTAGAACAGATGATGAAGCAATAGAAAAAAGAAAAGAATTTAAAAAAATATTAAAAGAAGATATAGCTTTAAGAGATGAATTATTAGTAAAAATTAATCAAACAAGAAAGGCACAAGAAATAAGTGCAGCATTATTAGTAGATGAAAATCCTAAAAAAATAATTAAAGAAAATATAACTGTAGTAAAACAATTTGCAGACACTATTGATGGTCAACTTACCACCGCATTTACAAACTTTTTTGACAACACAAAGAAACAATTTTTAGATTTTCAAGATTTAGCAACTTCAGTCGCTAGAGCAGTAATTAATGAATTAATACAGGTATATTTAGTAGAAAAATTAGTTGGTATGGTCAAGGGTACTATAGGTGATTTAGGCAGTTTATTTAATGGTGATTTTGGTAATGCAGTAGATAATATAGGTGATTTTGATGGTGGTGGTTATACAGGGAAAGGAATAAGAGCAGGTGGAATGGATGGCAAGGGTGGTTTTATGGCTATGGTTCATCCTAACGAAACTGTTGTAGATCATACAAAAGGTCAGGGTATGCAAGCTGCTCCTACAGTCAACTTTAATATATCAACAGTAGATGCTGCTGGTTTTGACCAGTTGCTAGCATCAAGAAAAGGATTGATAACATCAATCATAAACAATGCCATGAATAATCAAGGCAAAATGGGAGTAGTCTAATGTCTGGTCAATTTCCTACTAATCCAAACTTTAGATCTTTAAATTTTAAAGATAATAGACCTACATTAATAAACCAAACTTTATCTGGTAGAAAACAAGTGAGACAAGTAGGATCTCAATATTTTTCTTTTACAGTTGCAATGCCACCTTTACAACAGGAAAAGGCTCAAGAAGTATTTGCATTTTTACAAAAACAAAAAGGTTCTTTTGAGGACTTTACTATTCAAGCACCACTAGATAATTTAGGTGCTGGCAAATCAGAAACAGATATACAAGTAGTTGGAAGTCATGTATCTGGTGATGCTTCCATAGTATTAGATGGATTTACAACCAATCAAACAGGTGCTTTAAAAGCTGGTGATTTAATTAAATTTGCTAATCACTCTAAGGTCTATATGGTGCAAACAGATATTGATGCTAATAGTTCTGGTCAATTAACTGTTCTTATATCACCAAACTTAGTAACAACTCTTGCAGATAATGAAGCTGTTACTGTAAACAAACCTAGCTTTACTGTTTATTTAGAAAACAATGAGATTATGTATTCAACAGATGCTAGTGGTTTTTACAGTATTTCATTTGATGTTAGAGAGGTTATAACCTAATGCCTAGAAGTTTATCTACTGCTTTACAAACCCAAGTATCATCAACAGCAACTAAGACAGCTTTTTTAGTTGAGCTTAATTTATCATCTACTATTAGATTAACTGATTGGTATTCTAATGTTACTTATGATGCAAATTTATATGAAGCTGGCGGTTCTTTTTTAGCTGTAGATTCAACAACTGAAACAGGTCAATTACAGGTTAATGAAATTAATATAGCATTTGCAAATGTAACAGATCAGGTAAGGTCTTTAGTTCAAGATGGTGCATTTACAGATAAAACAGTAGAAATATATCTAGCTTATTTTAATACAGATGAAACTATTGTAGGTGCAATAAACTTTTTTACAGGTCAAATTAGAAAAGTAGTTATTCAAGAGAATATAAATGATACCTCATTAAGTATGACTGTAGCTTCACATTGGTCAAACTGGAATTTGACTAAAGGTAGACATTTTTCAGTAGAGTCGCAACAAGCATTTAGTGCTGGCGATAAAGGTATGGAATTTGCAACGCAAGTCAAATCAGATGTTAGGTGGGGTAAATAATGGTTTGGCAGGCTATAGTCGGTTTCTTTAAAGCTGTTGGAGCATTTTTAGCTAATCCATATACTCAAGCTGCTTTAGCAGCAGCTAGTATCTATACAGGTGTTAAGGGCTATAGACAAGCTAAAGATATGCAAGCAGAAGCAGCTAAAATTATGGCTAACAAAACTTCTGCTGGTGGCAAAATACCAGTTATATATGGTACAAGAAGGGTTGGTGCTCAAATTGTTTACATGGATGTATACAATAATGATTCAAGGCATCTTTATATAGTTTATGCATTATCAGTTGGTGAATGTGATGAAATTATACCTAGAAGTATAGAATTAGATGGTACGCCACTAACTAATGGTGCAAGATTTAGATATGGTAGTTATGTTGGTTCGGATAGAAACAATCAAACAGGCTACAGTGGTCATCAGCCTTTAAATACAGTTTCACAAAATGGTGCAACTATAAGTGCTGGTGCAGGTCAATTTGGAACTAATCAAAATGCAAGATATAGAATAACTTTAAATTTACATCATGGTAATCCAAGCCAGTCTGCTGATCCAATGCTTGTTGCATCTATGTCTAACTGGACTTCATCGCATAGATTGGATGGTGTTTGTTATATTGCAGCCCATTATAAGTTTGATGTCGATGGTATGTGGAATGGTGTACCACAATTAACTGCTCAAGTTAAAGGTAAAAGAGTTTATGATCCAAGAGATACAAATCAACAATTTGGAACTCCAACCACTTATAAACATTCCTCTAATCCAGCTTTAACTTTCTTAGATTACATAACTAACAATGAATATGGTAAGGGTTTAACAGCATCACAAATAAATATGTCTACATTTAGCTCTGCTGCTAATGTTTGTGATACTCAGGTTGACCAGCCTTACTTCAATGGTTCAGCACAATCACTTACTTGGAGTGCAACTGCTGGTAATGATTTTTTTACTATTGCAGGAGCAGATGCTAACGAAGATTGGTGGCAGAACAAAATAGGAGAACTATTAGATTTATTTGATGCTAATGGTAATGGTGTTTTAGATGAAGTGGAGATAAAAGAAATACAAAGAAGTCAATATTTTGGCTCAACAGCAGAATATATTGTTTTTATTAATGGTTATTTTGGTAGTGATTATTCATCACAAACAGGAACTTCATTATTAAAAGTTAAACGATTTACCTGTAATGGTTATTTAGATACAAACAATAATGTGATGGATAACGCAAAAGAATTGTTAGGTAATATGCGAGGTATTTTTCTTTATATTGATGATAAATATGAATTATCAATAGAAGATACAGGTTCTTCTACATTTAGTATAAATGATAATCATATTATAGCTGAAAGTGGTATATCTGTTGATTATGGTAAAAAAGATAATAAAGCAAATAAAGTTGTTGTTGAATTTTTTAATGCTAATAAAAATTATGAATTAGATACTGCTATTGTTTTACATGATGCAAGTCCTGAATATTACTCAGATGATAATGATGAAATATTAGAAATAAAAGCACCTTTTTCTTATATTAGTGATCCATATATAGCATATAACATGGGTAAGGCTATTCTTGCGAGAAGTAGAAATCAAACAACTATACAGTTTATAGGTACTCCTGAAATGTATAAACTAAATGTAGGAGATATAGTTACTCTTACTTATGCAGGTCTTGGATTCTCAGGTAAAGTTTGTAGAGTAGAAGCATTAGAGTTGCAGCCTAATGGATTAGTTGCGGTTAGTTTAATAGAATACTTTGATGTTTATACATGGGAAGTACCACCGCAAGAACCAGTAGAAGAACTGGCTAACTTACCTTCAGCTTATGCAGTAAAAGCTCCAACAGGATTAGCATTTACCGACACTGATTCTAGTTCTACAGGTAGACCTTTTTTATCTTGGAATACACCAACAGATTTTCCTGATTATCAATATAGAGTTAATGTTGTTGATAGTTCTGGAAATCAAGTTAAAAATACTATTGTTGATGTAACTAATTCAGATCTAAACTTTTTACCTGTTGATGCTAATTATGTTGCAAGTGTTAGCTCTTTAAATACATTAGGTAGTGAATCAGATCCAGCTACTTTAACTTTTACTATAGGCAATGCACCTACAGGAAGTGCTGACATTAAAGATGATGCAGTTATAACAGATAAAATAATAAATGATGCTATAACCACTCCTAAAATATTAGATGGTAATGTCACTGATGCAAAGATAAATTCTATAACAGCAAACAAGATTACAGCAGGAACTATAGATGCAAGTCAGATAACAGTCACCAATCTTAATGCAACTAACATAACTTCTGGAACTCTTGCTACAGCTAGATTAAATGTTTCAGATATTATTTCTACAGGAAATATAATTGTTAGTGGAGATAACATTTCTGATTTAACTAATAATTCTGCTTTTATTAATGGCGGTCAGGTTAATACAAATGTCACTTCTATTTCTGGTGGAGTAATAACCACTGGAACAGTTGCAGCAGCAAGGATTGATGTATCAGGCGTTATAAGTGCTGGAAGTATAATTGTTAGTTCAAATCTTACTGATGGCTCTACATCAATATCTGGTGGTAATATAAATACAGGTACTATTAATGCAAATAGAATACAAATAGATGATGTAACTATTGATACTGATGGAAGTGGTAATTTAATAATTAAATCAGATGGTGTAGGCACTACACAAATAGCAGATAACGCTATTACTAATAATAAAATTTTAGCAAACACTATTACAGCAGATAGAATTAATGTTACTGATTTGGCATTAGACTTTACTGCCGCTACAGTTTCAGGAGCTACTATTGGCTCTTGGGCGAGTAATACAATGCGACTAAAAAAAGTTGCGGATTTGGGAACTGAAGCAGGTATTTATCATATATATTGCAGAGTATTTGGTGGAAGTGGACAAGTAAAAACATTATCAATAGTTGCAGGTGATGGAACTTTTGGAACTACTGGAGAATTAGATAGTGATTTTACTTATAGTGATGCTTTGTTTGCTACAAACTTACCTATTACAGACCAAGGTTATGCACAATTTAATTCAGGTCAATGTCAAACTTGGTCAGGAGTAGATAGATTTGATTCTACTTATAAAATGGTACAAAAAGATTTTATTGTAAGAAAAACTAGCAATACAAGTAGAACATTAGCTTTATATATTCTTGCCCAAGGTGATGGTAATAATAGGCAGCTATCAAATGTTCAATATGGTTTTTATAAATTTTCGGAGATTTAATGTCAGCACATAATTTTAATTATAGTTATGAATATGTAGGTGTTAAAACAATGCCTTTAAGTGTTGATGATGATACACAAATTGTTATAAATATTACTGTTAGTGTAACAGCAGTAGATCAAGCTGATTTAAGTCAATCATTAACGCAAGAAATGCATACATCATTAGATAATGTTTTTTCATATAAACATAATGGATTACCTGATGGTTTTATTAATGTAAATGATTTAACAAATGAAAAAGTTATAGAGTGGTATCAATCTAAAACCAATACTTCAGAATTAGACATTTATTTTACTTGGCAAATATATGGTGCAGAAGAAGTAGAGCCAATTATAGATAGCGGAGAATAATATAAAAGATCATATATCTGCTTAAAAAGAATTTATAAATATCATAGGTAGGTATAAAATTAATAAAATATAGGAATAAAAATGGCACAACATGATTACAACATAGCGAACCAGTCAGGAGCAGACTTTAGAGCTGATCTAAACAATGCTTTATCTGCTATTGCAACTGTCAATAGTGGAGCTAGTGAGCCTTCAACTACATTCGCACATCAATTATGGGTTGATACATCTAATAATGTATTAAAGATCAGAAATGCTGCTAACTCAGCTTTTATTACTACAGGCGTAAGCATTACAGCATCTAATACATTTGCAGGAAATTTGACAGGTAATGTTACTGGAGACTTAACAGGTAATGCAGATACAGCTACAACATTAGCAACAGCAAGAACAATTAATGGTGTTAGCTTTAATGGATCTGCAAACATCTCATTCAATACAGATTCAGTAGCAGAAGG